TAGGTCGCCAGTTTGGGTGGAAACTTAGGCAGCATGAGAAGCCAACTGAAGTGCCTATCTTTGGGCATGGTGGCTGGTGGCTACTAAATGACGACTTTACAAAGTACCTAGTTGAGGCCGAGGATACACTTTAGGTGCTACAGTAAAGACATAACTGAATAAAAAGATGCCCCCTAGAAGGCTTACTCCTAGAGGGCGTTGATAACCAACAAATAGGCTGTTGGCATCGCTACTAAGTATAGTGTGCCAACCTAAATAGGAAGGCACATTTAGTGTTTAACTGGGAAAATAAATCACTCGCTGAGATTCTTGAATACTACGGCGGAAACATCTTCATGGCTGAGATGGACTACAAAGCCTACGGACTCGATGCCGGTGACTGGGCAATGCTGGTCAAAGAGGCATTTGAAGCCAAGACAATTACACCGACTGTGATGATGGTCATGCTCGACAGGGCAAGTGTCGCATGAGCATACAAGTAATGAACGCAGTTTGGCGACACAGTAAATCAAAAGGCAGGGCAAGACTTGTGTTGCTATCTATCGCTGACCACCAAGGGGAGATAGGTGCTTGGCCTTCGATTGAAACCCTAGCCAGGATGGTCAACTCATCGCCTAGATCAGTACAGAGGGACATTCAGGAACTCATCAACCTTGGTGAGCTTCAGGTTGACTTTAGGTCTGCTCCCACATCTGGACCATACAAAGCAAACCGCTATTGGGTGAAATTATCAGGGGTGACAACTGAGGTATCAGAGGTGACAAATACCGCTTCAGAGGTGACAGATTTGGACTCAGAGGTGACAGAATCGGCTTCAGAGGTGACAGCAGGTGGCGTGTTAACCCTTAATAGAACCATTACTAAACCCTTAAAAGAAACGAGTGAAAAGTTTGATGAGTTTTGGAATCTGTACCCAAAAAAGATAGCTAAAGCTGATGCCCTAAAAGCCTGGACCAAAGCAACTAAAAAGAAAACCGCTGATGAGTTATTGAAGCTGACCAAAGCCTACGCCGAGGGAAAGTTGCCAGACACAAAATACATTCCCTACCCAGCCTCATGGCTAAACAAAGAACTCTATGAGAGTGTTGAGGTCGCTGAAGCTAAACCATTGCCTAAACTATTCATCGGGAGAGTCAAGTGACACAATTTGAGCAGTCAGTAATCGGGTCAATCCTGCTGACCAACGGCAAGGCACTCGAGGAACTAACTCTCAGCCCAGCAGATTTTGATGATCTCCAAAATGAGCGCATCTACAAAACCATGCTGGAAATGAAGGCAACTCGCAAGCCGATTGATGTGATGACAGTCGGAGCCGAGCTACCAAAGCTGGCTAGCTACCTGCACGATGTAATCACAGCAACCCCAACCGCTGCCTCTGTCAAGTTCTACGCCAGCAAGGTAATCGAGGAAGCCACAAGGCGCAGGTTAGCTGTTGCCGGAACTATGATTCACAGCAAGGCTCAGCATGAGGACCTAGCCACAGTATTTGACACAGCTAAAAAAGAAATTGATGACCTAATTGATCGCAACTCGGCAGTCAAGCCAAGCTATGTCGCTGATGAGCTATTGCCATACCTTGATGAGATAGACAAGCCAAAGCATTACCCCAACAGCCCTTGGCCCTTGCTCAACGACATCATCGCAGGATTCCGACCAGGCGCTCTTTACATCATCGGCGCTCGACCAGGTGTAGGTAAGACCATTGTTGGTTTACAGATTGCTTGGGAACTATCAAAGCAAGGCCCTGTATCCTTTCACAGCCTTGAGATGGGCAAGAACGAACTCTATAACCGAATCATCAGCATGGAAGCTGAGGTGTACATCGGCAACATTGAAAAGGGAAACCTCAAAGAGTACGAATGGGACAAGATAGCAGCAGTCAGGCAAGACATCCAATCTCATCAGCTCGCTATTCATGACAAGTCAGGCCAAAACCTTTTACAGATTAGAGCGCTCGCAAATAGTGTGAAGGGCAACAACAGACTTGAGGCAGTAGTCGTTGACTATCTAGGACTTATTCAAGACACCGAAAAGGGTCGCAAGCGTTATGAAATGATTACCGACATCTCCATCGGACTCAAGAACCTAGCTAGGGATTTGAATGTGCCGGTCATCGCACTAGCTCAGCTCAACCGAGGACCAGAGCAACGAAAGGACTCTGAGCCTGACATGGCTGACCTAAGAGATTCAGGTGGTATCGAGCAGGATGCCGATGCTGTTATCTTGCTACACAGAGTTAGGACTGAGGAAGATCAGTTCGACTGGCAAAAGAGCCAGATGATAATGAAGGTAGCTAAGAACCGACATGGTGGACTGGGTGAGGTAGCACTCAAGTTCGAGGGCCACCTTTCCAGAGTGATTGGGTAGGCTTATGGGGTGGATGACAATGTGGCACTCTGTTGCCGATGTGGAGCAACTTGGAAGGTCAATACGCATAAGCGAAAGCGTAAAGACCTCAAGTGCCAATCCTGTCGGATGCACCGAGCCTTGGTCATCAAGTACGGCGCTGAGAAGTGCATCCCTTGGCAGGGCGATTTTGACAAGGCAACCCTTACCATCCCAATCTTTGACGGCCAGCCAGTCCTACCTGGCACTAGAACTTGTGGGCATAGCGACTGCACCAATCCCAACCATGTCGCTGGTGACCACTAGAGTAAAAAACAAAACCGAAAGGAAATAAAGAGATGGCAATAATCAAGGTAAAGGGATCAATCACCAGAGTCTTTTATGAAGGCAAAGGCATTGAGGTAACTGAGTCTTATGAAACCAAAACAGGCGACACCATCAACAAGCGCTACACAGTTTGGCTAAAGCAGCCAACCACGCTTGAGGTAGGCGACACAGTACAGGTCGAGGGTCTTTACTCATCTGAGATTGACAACTGGACGAACAAAGAAGGCGAAGCAAAGCAGTCCATCAAGGTAAGCATCAACAACCCCTTGGTAGTCCCAGCCGAGCCACTACAAGTCATCAAGGGAATCTTTGAACCGACTCACTCGGAGCCAAGTCCCTTTTGAAAAATCTCCGTTGGCTAGTCCCTGCCCTCACCGCCGGCATACTAATAAACCTATCTACGCACCCTAAAAGCGTTCTTGATGGTGTGGGGCTAGCCTTCGGTTTACTTTATGTCTGGGCTGCCATACTAGGAGCATGGGAGCTTTATGGCAGAGGTAAGCCTTAGCGTAACTGGCGACCCTGCCAGCCAAGGATCACACGCAATAATGCATGGGCGCATAGTCCAAGTCAACAGCTCTAAGCACAAGGCATGGCGCAAAGCCATTGTCCAAGAAGCAATCAACACACTACCTAGCGACTGGGTTCCAATAGATGAGCCATGTGAGCTGATAGTCAACTTCTATCTCCCGAAACCCAAGACAGTAGATCGCCAGCTCCCCAGCGTGTCACCTGACCTAGACAAGCTCATAAGGGCAGTAGGGGACAGCCTGACCGATTCAGGCGTGGTGGTTGATGACAGCCGTATCGTACGCATCTCAGCTCGGAAGCTGTACGCCGAGGGCATCGAGCCAGGAGCCACAATTCAGGTCAAAACCCTTAACTAGCCCTTTATTGCGACACGCCGAAAAAGGCAAAAAACTCCAAAAATTACCCAAAAAAGGTCAAAATCCAGTATGCTTTAGGTATAGCCCAAGGGGGGCTAGAAAAGGAGCATCAAAATGGACAAGTCAATACAAGAGCTATACAACCAGTTAGGTGATATTAGAGAGTCTTTGGCTCGCTGGGAAGCTCACAGAAATAACGCTTCAACAACCGAGGAAGCAATCTACGCAGATTGCCGAATGATTGACTTTGAAACTAAGTATTCAGAGCTAAAGAATGTAATCAAACTAGCTTTGAACGAATCAAAGGTAACTGCATGAAAACAATCATCCTTTACCTAATCTCACTAACTGGCATCTTGATTGCGAGCTGGCACATTCAAGAGATACACCTTGGCTGGGGTTACACACTCGGCGTTGCTGGTCTTATCGTTGCCTTCTTTGTAGCAATCAACGCACTAACAAAGGACAGTCGTAAATGAATGAACAAGAACTAGCTGACCGAATCATTGCCGAGGCAAAGCGATGGACTGAAAATCAATTCACGCTTCAAGCAAAAGACTCACTCAAAGATTCAGTAAATCTAACCGAGGCAATAGCTCGACTAAAGCTAATCGAACACATTAAGGAAACACTAAAAGAAATGAGAGAAAATGCCTAACTATAACCCTGAGCCACTTGAGTTCGCAGTCAAAGACTTTCACCCTCACCAGTACAACTTTGGTGTGGCAAAGTCTGATGGTATCTACATGGGCAGGATGCTAATGAAAAACGAAATCCTTAGCCTTATCAAAGCTGCCTACCCAACACCAACCAAAGCAATCGCTAGGGTTATCGAGATCGTGGACAACATTGAAATCTATGTTGACCCTCAGTACAGCGACTCGGTTCGATGACCAAGACACCATACACGCATGGCTTTTATGCTGGCATCCGCTACCAAAGGGATAACATACTGGACTACATCGCAGTCCACTTAGACCAAGGGGTACAAGTTACAGCCCTTGACATAGTTGAGGAAATCAACGCACAAGATAAGAAAGACATGGAAGCACAAATACAAGAGATGAGGGAACTGTGGGACCTAAAGAGCTAGACATAAAGCTAGAGGAATTTGAGGCTCGACTAAC